TCACTTCTTGGTCCAGGCAGTGCTGATGGGATTGAGCACCGTATTCTTTTCCTGCGTGTAGGTCCCGTTCTGCTGCGCTATGGCCTCGCCAGTGTCGACAATCGCGTTCTGGATAAACACGTTCTGTGCATCACCTCGAATGAAGGTGAGCTGGTGATACGCGGTTTTATTACCCCAGTCCGGGGAAGGCAGGGAGATAAACTTCACGGTGTAGGTCTCGTCGGTGTGTTGGCCCTGCAAGACGTAGACACCGTAATGATTTTCTCCCTGAGAGATGATTTTGTATAAACCGTTGCTGTAGTAATAAATTTCCGCATCGGGAAAAGGCTTCTTGTCGTACATTTTCCGATAGTGCAGAACCTGCTTGACGGTCGGCTCGCCAAAGTTCACAGCGAGGGTTTTCCCATCAGCGGACGTTGTCTCCCCGGCGTGTACAGTGCTGCTGCTCATCAAGGCCAACAGGCTCATCGTTGCGATTGTTTTCACTCGATACCTCTCCATGGTTAAGGATCAGCGTGCTGGGCGGGCCTGGACGGGAGATATCCGCCTGGGCACTGCACCTTGCTAATCTCAGCGCCGAGTGTAGAGGTTCACGCCTGAAAATACCCCGAGGCTTTGGTTCCGTTCATGGCAGTTTTCAGAAGCACAAACGAACAAGGGTTTGCATTAGCTTTCGCTCGCAAACCCTTGATTTTAGATGGTGCCCGAAGCCGGAATCGAACCGGCACGCCCTTACGAGCGGGGGATTTTAAGTCTGTTGCAGCGAACTATGCTCAGCGTAAGTTATTGTTTTACTTGTTGTTTTTACTTTCCACTAACGCATACGACACGGCTTCCGACACTACCGCGACACCATTTGTGTCGTGTGTCGAGCTTGGGGATTCACATCTTTTGCGGGTTCTTCCAGCTTCCGAATGGCATGAGCCAGACTGTCGGGAGCGAGGTGAGCGTACCGCATTGTCACTACGATTGAGCTATGACCGGCCAGCTTCGAGACCGTCACAATGTCCACTCCTCGCTGCACCAAACGGGAGCAGAAGGTGTGGCGCATTGCATGGGGTACGAACTGAGGGTCGTTCATCATCTTCATGTGGCGACGGGCTTTATCCCACAAGGTGCGTACCTTGCTGTGATTCCAACCGTCGAACGCTTTCACACTACCGATGGTGTTGAGACGACGACGCGCCTCGTTGAACCGACGATCCAATACCTCACTCACTCGCTTGGTCATCGGGATGGAGCGGGCCTTACCGTTCTTCGTGCGCCACACAGAGATGAGTCCGTTGCTCACGTCGCGGTCTTCGATTCGTAGGATTTCACCGACACGCATACCGGTGTCGATTGCCACGATGCAGAAGTCGGCCATGTCATATAGACCGAAGTGGTTGAACGTGCCCAGCAGTATCGCCTCCTCCGCTTCATCGAAGTAGCGGATGCGGTGCTGAGGTTCTTTCTTGCGTTCGATCTTGGGTTTGCGTGCGATGTATCCCCGCTCGTAAGCGAAGGTCAGCATCTTGGAGAGTGCGGAAAGTTTCCGGTTGATAGTGCTATCAAACAAACCCTGCTGTTCAAAAGCGAACACCATGTCGTCGATACGCTGCTCAGTGATTGAGCCTGGAGAGCTGAGTTCGCCCAGTATTTCCAGGCACTGGTTGGCGTTGCGTTGGGCGGTCGATCCTCCGGGGCGACCATTCCAGAATCTTTTATAAGTAAGGTCTGCCAACTCCTTGAGTGTGCTGGGATTTCCGTTTGCAGTCCCCGCGCTATCTGCTATTATCTCGCCCCTCATCAGGGCGGCTTTTGTCGCTTTCTCCCAGGCTTCAGCTTCAACTTGGGTGGTGAACTGCCTCCGGTGTTTTCCACCTTGGTGGTTTACGGTGGCCTCAAAGCCTCGACCTCTTGGCTTTACCGGCATGGTTATCTCCTCGCTCGGGTGGTGAAATTGGTATACACAGAGCACTTAAAATGCTCCGACTCACGTCGTGCGGGTTCGAGTCCCGCCCCGAGCACCAACCACTTCTATTTGTTGTCGTCGATCAACTTGGTCAGTGCTTCGGCCAGACGCTGACCTTTCGCAGTCAGCTTGACTACCTTCCGACGTCTTTCCATCGGGTCTTCCGCAGCCACAACCAGATCCATCCCCGCCTTATTCAATCTGTGAACTCGGGACAGAGCTGCCACGTTACGGCTGCAAGAAGCCTGGGAAATACCTACGCGCTCCGAAAGCTCCTTCATGGTGATGCCGGGCTGTAAAGCGACCGCGATGAAAGTCTGGGCGGTCTGCATTTGCATCTCCTGATCGAAGTCGCGGAAACGCTTGAGGACTTCCTCGATCACATTGAGGGCGTTCAGAGCCATATTTTTTACCTCCTAGATTCGTTGGAAATGACGAAGTGCATTCGCCATACCCAAATTAAAACATCGTTTGGCTCGACAATCCAGTCCAGCATCTTATGCGGACGTGCATTGCTGTCGAACTCAAAAAAGCACCGCTTTCCGAAAATCTTTGGAGAGCAAAAACTGATGTACATTCTCGTATCTGTCCTTGTTGCTTCTGTGCTGAACAGGCGTCGAGTGCCTGAACCTGTGTACGTCATGCCCTGCAAATCCTTCTGCCCTGCGCCCCTCTCGACGAAAAGGGACGCAGACCGGTGGAACTCCTAAGTGATGCTTACGAAGAACACGGTGACGCCTATCAGAACCACGATAAAACCGAGGTCCAGGGCGTCCTCAAAGCTGATCACGCTGCAATCTCGGGAGGAACCGCGTACTTGGTCGCGGTAACCCCGTTAAGTGTCACTTCGAGTACTGCGTCCGCGTTGATCCGGCGATAACCTTTGCCGGGAACATAGAGCAGATAGAATTTATGGTCCTTCGAGTCGCACCGGTACTGGGCTGGGACGTCACGGTAGTGGATACCAACTCGTCCGGTGAAGGTACGTATGGTCCCGTTATCCTTGACGTATTTGACTGACATGAATCTGCCGTCAGATGCCTCTATGAGTCTGTCGATGGCTCTGTTCATAAATTCAGCTCCTTCTGCATTCGATAAAGCTCGTCTTTCCACGCTAGCTCCTTGAGGTTGCAGACCTTTCGGAAGCCTCCCAGCCTGATCTTGGTGGGGTTGGAGGGTGATGCGTACCGGATAACTTCATGACCGCTGGCAACGAAATCAACAGTTTTCGCAGCAAGGAAATCCCTCAGTTGACCCTTCTCCATACTTGTACAACGACCTCTTTCTGTACAGGAATTCGGATGCGAATAATCGAGACTGTAAGTCTTTATTTCAAGTGGCGCTTTAGTATCAAAACGCCACTTCATTGATCTAAATCAATTTTTTAAGCGACCTTTGAGAATTCTTGGGAGTCAATCTCAAAAGGCAGCTCTGGCGGCATGTCGCCGGACTCAAAGCGCTTCAGCAGAGTGAACAGACCGCTCGGCAGCATGAAGTGCGAGCCTCCATTGTCCTGGCAAACAACGTCAGTCAGCGCTCCCTCATAGGTCGCTACCACGGTGAATGGACCATGCTGCATCAGCTTGGCGAGGTCCACATGGCAAGCCGTAGTGAGGATGCCTTCGACGATCAACCGGCCAGTCTTGGTGCGATTAAGGACGTTGAAGTCAAAGGTGCGCCCTACTTCCACATCTTCCAGCGCATCGGCCATTACAGCGCGTTCGATAGTCTTGGCGATCATTGCGGCGAAAGCGGTAGCAGCCAGTTTTTTCAGTGCTTCGTTCATAGGTTATGCCTCCTAGTGCTGGTGATAGTTAGGCCCTGGGCGTGACAACCCAGTGGCCCTTGTGAACTCTGGTGAGTCCGGTACGTATGCCCTGGCGGTGAAACCACCGGGCAGTCACAAGAACAGTCAGCAAGCCGCCCTCAACGGGCAACTGCTGGTCGAATTGGGGAGCTGCAGCCATGGCCCACCTCAGCAGAACAACAGGCCGCGCTTGGCCATCCGCTGGGCGTGGTATGCACGCTCAATGCGCTCATTACCCATGTCGTCGAAATCACCCCATTCCTTGGAGCGGCGCATGGCTTTCCGGTAGGTATGTTCACGGGCCAATTCACGACCCAGGCTCTTGAACGTCTTCATGGTTGTTTCCCTTATTGAGTTCAGTGGGTTCACTGAAGGCCACCCAGTGGATGACCTTGGATGAAGCCACTACAGCTTCCAGACCCAGACCATGTTGGCTGCAGCCCCGACCACGATTGACCAGGGGTGCGGCACGACATAGGCGGCGAGTAGAGCAACCGATAGGCCCAACTTCATGGCCACGATGTGCTCGATCTGCATCCAGGGGATCTTGGGGAACAGCGGACGGTGGCTCATTCGCCCACCCCCGCCATTTGGGCCAGAACGGCACCTAGAACGAGGAAGAAAGCGACACCACCAGCAAACATCGCGTGGTATCCATGACCCTCGATGAACGTTGCACCGAGGTACAGCAAGTGACAGGCGGACTCGCCCTTGTGCATGACATGCCAATGGAAAACACGCTGAATACGCTGCTTGAACATAGGGGCTCCTTGTAGGTTGTGGTGCAGCTTGTTGTGGATTCACTGAAGGCCACCCCCTGGATGGCCTTGGATGAATACACCAACGTTTTCTATGCGAAGGTGGATTGTTTCAGGCGATAGCAATCAGCCCTTCTCTCTTGAGGACTGAAGCCATCTTTTTGCCGTGGGCCACATAACCGACAACCGAGACCGATTTATCCCAGCAAGCCCGGCAACCGGAGCACTTACCGTCGTTCTCGTAGGCTTGGCAGACCTTAACGCCAGCCGGAGCCTGGGAAGCCGTGGGCACAATGGTTGAGCCATGTACGCCAGCCTCGAAGGTTCCGTCGACGTTGTCGCTTGAGCGGCGAACTACCACGTTGGGCAGTTGTTCCATCATGCGCAGCACCTGGGCGAACTTCTCGAACTTGTGCATCCGGGTCGGTAGCCAGTGCTGGCACCATGGAGTGCGCGCCATTACCTGATAAACCTTGTGGGCGAGGCGTAGATCGTAAAGATCACCAGAGTCGAACCACCGGAAATACCGGTCGCTGTCCAGTTCCTTGACCATCTCGTCTACCCACTCGGCGCGCTTCCAGTCTTGGCGGTTCTCTTGGCGAGGCGCTTTGACGTTGGCGAACCGATAGTTACCAGTGGTGGCATAGCAACCCTTGCAAGCTGGAACCAGTTCACCGTCTGCCCCAACAGAGCCGGGACAGGTAGCTATGGCCTCCAGTGACCAAGAGCGAATGCCGTCTAGTTTTGAAGTAACACTGATGCGAATAGCCATCTGTAATTCTCCGTTTGTTGGGCTAAACGTATCCACTGGTGGATACTTCAAGGCGCACTAATCCTGGGAATGTCCCAGTGGTACTGCTAGTGCGCCTTGAGGCATCCACCATCCTTGGGGATTACCGGCATTCCTTGCCGTTGGTGTTACCTACGGGCACCATCATCCAGATTGTTAAAGAGCGGTGAGCCTTTCGACTCTTGAGGTTGGCTTTCGCTTACCTCTTGGTTGCGCATCTTATGCGCTGGTGGATAGTTTGTCAAGCGACTGTTTCTATCACCCTGCAACCTTTATCGTCTGGCCTTGACCGTTGAGGCTGTACCAGTGATTCAGCGCTGCGCCCCTTGTGCCACTTGGGTTTTAACGTCTTTATCCTTGACTGGCTGGCCCTTGGGGCTGGGCTTGTGGTCCGCTTGTCGAACATCCATGGCTGCGCATCTTATGCGCGAGTGGATAGGATGTCAAGTCTCTTGCGAGTGGATTAGCGAGACGCTATGGCTTGTGGTGTGACTTGATGGGGACTACTAGATATTGTGGTTTGAAGAAAAAAATAAGACACGACACCACAAGCCCACACAAGAACAAAGCGCAGCATAGCTACCGCAACCGCCCTACTCCCCCGCCCAGGATCGCCCCCAGGATCACCCAGGCAATGCGCCTATATGGCGCCCTACGGATTCATAATCTCTTGTAGGCCCAGCAATGGCGCGGCTTTGCGGGCATCTTGTGTCGTGTCTTGTGTCGCTGGCCCCCAGGATCAACCCCAGGTGCCCCCCGGTGCCCCCTCAATAAGCAGCCCTGGCACCCACCCCCACCGGGGGGACTCGCGGTGCGGCGCTGGCGTTATGCCATTTCGCATTTTTGCCAAAAACTAGCGTATAACGTCGATTTAGTACCCCCACACACCATAAGGACTAGATGTGAGCACCCACCTGAACGCCCTCAAGAACGCTGCGAGAGAACATATCGAGACTCGCATGGAAAACAACATCGCGGATCAACAGGCATTTCGAGCTTGGAGAGACCAGCTTCGCACGCTTATCGGAGCAATCACCACCTGGGTGCATCCACTCCACGACCTCGACCATTTCTCTGTCAAGGAATCACAGTTCAATTACAGCTCGACAGATAGCAGCAATCGTAAAGTCGAGCAAAAAGGCTCCGGGCTGAAGTTAACGTTTGCCGATACCGAGCTGCTGATCGGCCCCGTGTCATTCTCTGTAAGCGGGGAGCCAGGTGTTCCACCCGTCAGTACTGGTTTAGTAACAATGATAGGTTTCGGAATGAAGGAGACCTGTCAGATCCATTACCTCAACGGGGTATTCGCGACGGTCACATATGGCGAGCAAGAAGGCCCATTCGGTGAAATCAGTTTTATGAGTCTTCTGGCCTCAATCATTCCAGAGCTGAAACCCATGGCTAAACAAGACTGATCTAGATAGGTTGTTGTCAGGGCTCCTGATGACAACCGCCCCCCGGACGAAGGGTCTCCTTCCCTCTACACTGTATGAACATCCAGTGGTATTCTCTCCCAGGTGATCCTCGGAGACCTTCCTCATGCCCACCAAAAAGACATACGTAAATCTCAACTCCATGCTCGCTATACGCCACAGCGGGGAGTCCTACATTATGTATTGCCAAAAAGTTGAAGAACTTGCCCGACTTGGGGTTGAGCTTCTGGTGAACGAATTGGGGACCGAGGGTGCGAGATTGGTGCTGAGGGATGAGTTCATGCGCTATTTGAAGGATTACAAAGGCGTGGAACGTGATCACCGATTCGCCAGGACAGACAGACCGGACATACACGCAGATCAAAGGAAGCGGTACATGGAGAATTTGAGAGGAGGTGTGGCAGACAACTGACAGAGGGGGAAGCCCTTGTGTCAGTGATGAAGGGATGGATGATGGTAGCTGGTGGTCAGGAGAGGGAAAGCAGCAGACAACTGACAGAGGATCTGGTGACTATATCTATAAGTATCTATGTGTTTTTCCCCTTTCCTCCAGAACTGTGTGGTAATTGAACGTCGTCGATCTTGCAGCGATCTTGCAGAGGAGCTTCCTTGCTCCTTGGTCAGATCACATCCAAGTGTCAGCCTGGGGCGAATAGCCCAGGACGCTGCGTGCGAACTTCTGCAGTTCAGCGTCGATAAGCTTCTCCCTGTGCGCTGTAGCGGCTTTCTCGGTATCCCTACCCATCTGCTCCACCCAGTACGCAACTGCTCCTGCAAGCGCATCCAGGCGGTCATCGTGGATCAATGCGCCCTTGTCTTTGGTGATGCGAGTGAGCTGGTAGAACAGGCTGTACTTGGGATCGGGAGCTGAGTCGTAGTCCTTCTTGATCAGCGCCTTATCGACCACCAACCGATGCTGGTTCATCACCGGCTCCAGTACGTCGATGATTCGCTTCTCCTTCTGCATGGACGCCCTTGGGGCCTCCTCCAGGGTCACCGGATGGAACCTAGTCATCCAGGGCTTGAGGAGTTCGAGGAACATACCGTCACCGAAGTTAGGCTCCACCAGCACCAGATTGACTGAGTGCTTGGCTGCCACGAGGCAAAGGCTCTTGAGGGTCTCGTCGTTGTACCCGCCAGTGAAGCCCCCGCAGTCGACCAAGTAGAGCCACCCGTGGAGCATCTTCACGACTGCATACGAGGTCTCATCCTTACCGCGACCAGACGGGTCGATGAACATCACCGAGCCGGTGTAGTCAGCCATGTCCTGGGCAGTCCACATGGGCCGGTAGAACCGGTCACCCCCCATCCCTACGCAAGGGACATCGCTGAGGGTGTACTCAGGGCCGGACGACCAGACAACCTTCACGGGTGCCATCCGGGTATCCAGGGGCATGATGATCAGGTCTTGCAGCCGCAGCGGGTACTTCTCGGCATCCGACAGGCTGGTGTCCAGCATGAACTGCAGGGCAAAGCCTGAGCGACCGTAGGAAGCCTCACGCTCCAGCAGATCCTCCGAGCTGAACCGCTTGGGGTCTGTAGTCTCCCTGGTCTTCGCACCACGGGCGATCATGTCCATGATGTAGGGAGCCAATCGGCCCTGGTACTTATCGGGGTCTTCCGGTACGCGGGCTGGCCATACGCGGATCTGGTAGCCACGCTCAGTGAGCTGGTTGTAGATCGACATCTCGGTCTGAGGAGTGCCCAGGAACGTGATACGTCCACCGGGCTTGATGATCGCGTCGAACTCCTTGATTCGCTCAGAGAGCTGGTCGCGCATCACCTGGGTGAGCGAGTTGTTCAGCGACTCAACGTCGTCCGCGATGATCTCGTCAGCACGGCTACCGGTGAGCTGGCCGGTGATACCTACCGACTTCACCGATGGCGAATGGCTGATACCAGCCGGACCAACGTCGAACATGATGTTGGAGTTGCGCTGGCCATCCCGTGGCCGCAGGTGCGACAAGATCGGCAGCTCGAAGATCAGTCGCTTGGTGAACGTCGAGAACTGATCAGCACGGTCCTTCGAGGCGGACACAACGAGGAAGTTGAGGTTGGGATCGAGCAGGAGCCGCCAGCAAACATAGGCCGAGGTGATCCAGCTCTTGCCCACTCCCCGGAAAGCCTCGATTACCTTTCGGCGTGGGCCATGCTGTAGGAAGTGGGCGATGTCGTATTGAATGGGCGTGGGGTCTGGCTTTGCTGCCGTGATGGCCCCCGCCTTCCACAGGAACTCCCAAACGACAAAGAGGAAGTTCCTGAAGTCCCGTAGAGGGTGAGACTCAGGCAAAGACATAGGGTTTTAAGCTCCACAGAAACGCGCAGAGCGCCGCCATCTACCCAACAGATACGTATGCACTGGTGGATAGCTGGTGACGCTCTACGGGCCTTCTAGGCGGGATTGTTAGTGGTAGGCGGAATCGTTGGGATCGGTGAACGGGAGCTGGCTTGCCAGGGAGTTCGACAGGCGCTCCAGGGAGTTACCGGCAGTCGGGATTGCCTCGATGCCGTTATCCTTCAAGAACTTGATGGCCTGGGCGAAATCCGAGGCCGTGGCTTGGCCGGACGCGATCCGTGCCAGCAGTTGTTCACCGACCGCCGAATGCAGAGCCTCAAGAAGCTCTTTCGGTGCGGTCACAGGTTTTCTCCTTTCCGAGTAGGGATTTCAGGGCATCCCGTACCTTGGGCAGGAAGACGATGATCTGGAACAACAGCAGCATCGCGGTGCCGATGAACACCCAATCCTGCAAAGTGATTCCGAACATGGTCATCCCTGATACGCCCACGGGCACGGGAGTAGTGACAATGGCGGCTTGCTCAGCGACATGGCGAGTACTCACTCCGTGGTCTCCTCCATAGGCTCAACGACAGACTCGACCAACTCCATGAGTGCTGGGGGAACCTCCAGGTCAATCGGAGCTGGTGGACGCATGTAGCCGATGTTCGCCAACATCACTTCCTTGGGAAGGTCCGGGTTTTCAAGGATGTACAACGGGATGTCGTGGTTCAAAGTCACAAAACCCCAATCCACCACCATCGTCTTGGTGGCGGCGTCAATAGAGAGGATTTTGAAGTCGTTCAAATTACTGCTCCTTTGATATGAGTAGTGTCGTTGCCGGCGGTGATGTTCACGGTATATCCGTTCCTACTAATGGCTGAGCCAGACGCGCCGGAAGCGGTTACAGAACTGGAGTAAGAAACCCCGGTTATGGAGTAAGTACCGGCTACACCAGCAGAACCTGGGGCGCCCCCTGCGCCTCCGTAATGCCGCAGATAAATCGTCGCAGCCACGGTCCAGTTAATTACCCCTCCGCTTCCCCCTGCGGCTGATGAACCCACTCCAGCTTGAACAAGGTTGCTTCCCGACAAGGTCGTAGCGTTGGTAGAGGTAGTGGAAACGTCGCCGCCTGAGGCGCCCGCGCCCCCGCCTCCAGCGGTACGGAGGTAGTAGCTACCGTTAACTGAGTTCACACCGCCACCGCCTCCACCACCCCCGTAGATGTAGCCAAGACCGTTGTCGATCGTGCAGGGGTAGTCGATGTACAAAGCGTTGCCACCTGCACCTCCAGCTACGTTGTAAGCACCGCCGCTTCCGCCCCTTCCTTGGATGACACCTTTGTTGATGATTACGAGAGTCGAACCAGCGGGGAACACCCCTGTACGCAGCGCGTAACTTCCTACTCCAGCAGAGATCGTTGCTTGATTCTCGAAGATGTAGGTGTTGGGCTGCGTGGGGGAACCCATCAACTCGTGGATACTCGCTCCAGTGCGATTGGCTGTATTGACGTAGCGAATCTCGTTCTTCCAGGCGCTGCGCCAACCACCGCTCATATAGGCCCAAAGCTCCTTCGCGTTAACCCACGCACCGGCAACTTTTGCGTAGACCTTGGAGGCAGTCCTCCAACTGCCCCCGGCTTTCACATTAAGTGGCATGGAGCCTCCTCAGTATTGAATCCACACGTCCCCATCAACACCACCCGAGGGTGCCGCCGTGGAAATAGTGATGTTCTTGGTTGCAGCCGTACCGAGACTGCCGTTGTCCATGCGGACCCAGGGCGTCCACGTCCCGCTGAAATACGACCGGCAGTAAGCCCGATTCCCTGCGTTGTACTGGACGGCGATCTGCGAGCGGTTGCTGGTGGCAGAAATCGTCGAGTAGAACGACGTGTAGATGTGCCAGTAGACAGAGGCATCGGGCGTATTCGCGTGGCTCGTCAGGATAAGCTGGTTGACTGCGCTATTCGGGTCTTGGGTCGTGGAGCCCTGGTTCAACCCACTCGCCGCGTTTAGGGTGTTCTGCAAGCCGGACACATCGGTGATTGCATGGGTGTGGCTGGATGCAGCTTTTCCATCCAAAGCTGTCTGTAGACCGGTCACATCCGCGACGTTGTGGGTGTGGCTGGAAGCGGCCTTCCCATCGAGAGCCGTTTGGAGACCGCTCACCTGGGAGATTGCGTGGGTGTGCCCGCTATCTGCCTTACCTCCCAGCGCCTGTTGAGTCGCCGTGGAGATCGGCTTGTCGAGGTCGCGGGTGTTGTCGACTTGCCCCAGGCCCAGGTTGGTGCGTGCTGCGGCCTTATCGGCAAGCTCGGCAAGGTTGGTTGAGTTCTTTGCGAAGTCGGACAGATCACCACCGGCAATAGCCTGGACGTCTTCGAGCACCTGATTGACCGTCACTTCCAGTTGGCTCGCGGTCTGCGCGGCATCTGCGGCGCCCTGGGCAGCGGATTCAGCCGCAGCCTCGGCGTTCTGAGCACGCAGCTCCGACTGGTTGGCCAGATAGGAAGCATTGGCCGAGTTTTGGAGCGCGGTGTTTGCGGTCGCCAGGGCTTCGTTGGCTGTGCTGGTCGCATTGTTCGAGGCAGTCTCAGCGTTCTGCGCCTGGGTCTTAGCGTTTGCCGCAAGGGTCGCTGCGCTATTCGCCGTGCTGCTGGCGGTATTGGCGGTGCTAACCGCGTTGTCCGCCTTTGTACTGGCAGAACCGGCAACTCCCTCGGCGTTGGTTGCCTTGGATACGGCTTGGTCTGCCTTAGTGTTGGCGCTATTTGCAGTGGTAAGCGCAGAGGTGGCCTTCGAGTCTGCCGAACTGGCGGTTGTGCTGGCCCCGTTAGCGGTGCTTACAGCGCTCGCGGCGAGGGTTTTAGCCTCGTTTGCCGTGCTGATCGCGGTGTTAGAGGTATCGGTTGCGGCCTTTGCAAGACCGTTCGATTCGACAGCCAGGTCATCCGCTTCCTGGGCAAGGTAGAAGTTTTGCTTGTTCGCCAGATCGAGCTGGCTTTCGGTGAGCGTAGAGCCGTCCGCAAAGTCCACCAGGGTGGAGTTCCGCTCGGTAACCCGGCGTACCTCAACCTTGGCCCCGACAGCAGGTGCCGTGGTCAATTGGATGGACGAGGCCGACAGCCAGGAGAACGTGCTTGCGGTCCCATTTACGGTGACCTTGACGTGATCCCGAGAGATGTACGGGAAAGGCACCGAGAAGTTGCGGTTACCGCTCACGCTCTGGGTGTAGGTGACTCGCGCTAGAGCCATGCATTTCCTCCAGACAAATAAAAAGGGCGACCCGAAGGCCGCCCCTGTGCGTTGAACGAATGGTTATTACTGATCCCAGAAGCCCGCTTTCACTTCCGCTTTGCGGTGCAGGTTCTGGATTACGCCTTGCTGAACGCCAGCTTCCTCGGCCATAAGCCGGTAGAAGGCAGCGTCACGGAGGGAGTTGATGTAGCTGTTCACTTGCTGGACCACCGGACCGCTGACGGACTGGGTGCCCACAGGAAGACCGGCGTTGAGGATCTGCGACAGGCCGACTTCTGGCTGCTGCTCCTTGTAGTAGCGTTGCCAGCGGTCGTACAGCGACTCCTTGCCATCCGCCGTGATGGTCTTGCGGAGATCCGCGTTCCCCATCAGGCGGTGCTTGTTGGGCGCCACGAAGGTAGTTCCGGTCTGCTTGCTGATCTCATCGAGCTTCCGCAGGACATCGATCTGCTGATCGTTCATCCCCTTGGCCCGCTCCTCCGGGGTGGACAGGGAGAAGATGTTCCACATTGCACCCTCATCCCCTGTTTGCCGGACATTGCCCAGCACGTCATAGGATTTCGGAGCACTGCGGTCATATGCCCCCATGCTGCCCCCAAAGAGCACCTTCGACTCCACCATCTGCCAGAACGTAGTGGGGTCGTCGATGGTTGGATCGTTGGTCTTGGCGATCTTTTGCATGGTGTTGGGCACCAAAGTGCGCAGCTTCTCGCCAAGGAACTTGAGCATCGCAGCGTCCGACTTCTCGGGATCTGCCGCGTCCTCTCCCAGGGTGATCAACGTGTCGGCACCGGCCATGAGGTTGGCATCACGGATGGCCTGGGCAATCGCTCCAGTACCCACCGAGACCGCACCCATCGCCCGTTGCCATTCGGACTTGTCGATGAACTCGCCCTGACGCTCCCTTAGAACAAGGTTTTCGTAGCGCTCCAGGCCGTTGATCATGATCTTGAGCGGTGTAGCCAGGGGGTCGAAGTTCCGGTAGCTCCAAGTCGTCCCATCGTCGAACCGAATGGTGTAAGGCTCGGGGAGGTCTGAGTCGCCGCGATTACGCTGCTGTCGCCAATCCGAGTATGCCCCGTCACCGGTGATCCGGCCCTGGGCGTACAAGGTCAAAACAGCACTGGTAGCAGCCAGAGACATCATTGCTTCGCCCTGGGCACGCATCTGGGCACGGCGACCGTTGACCCCACGCAGGTCACGTAGGAATCCAGGGGCAACAACTTGCACACCCGGAGTCATCCTCATGCCCTCCTCGAAGACACGCACCGGAGTTCGGAAGAACAACTGCCCCATCAAGCGAACCACAGGATGGTCGTTCACCCAATCCTCATACCGTTTGGCGGTGCTGGAGGCGAACCCTTCGCCACTGAACGCCCGCTTGTAGAGCACGTCGCGGACGTAGTCGATGGCCTCTTTGTCGTGGCCATGACGCAGTGCCTCAGGATCTCTTGCCATCTCACGCTGAACGTAATTGACCAGCTTCTGCCCAGAGTAACCGAGGGTTCGGCCCTTGTTCATGACGACGTTCAAGTTCTCCTGGGCCGTTGGCTTGGCATAGGACGACTCGATGGCAGCCTTCACTTGGGCCTTCACGAACTGGTTCAGCTCCTTGCCCTTGAGTCCCTGACGCTCACCCGCCTCGAACGCATCGTTCGCCACCTTTCCGGCAATGAAGCCTTCGTAGGTGAGGCGCGACATGAACTCGTCCGAAGCGTTCAGTAGTCGGGGGAACATACGGACCACGCCGCCCTTCACTCCCTTGATCGCCAGCTCGCCTTCAAGCAGACGGCCAGACTCCCTGGTGAGGATGGCTTGTTCGTACCGGAAGGCAGCTTTCGCTGCTCTCCAGGCACCGCCCGTTGCAGACCGCATGGCACTATAGGTAGCCATCATCTCGCGGCGGGTTGCCTTCTCGAAGGGGTTCGACAGGGTCGCGTTGAGTGCTGGGCGATACACGACCTTGGCCATGGACGGTACAAGGTTCACCGCCAGGGTGGTCGGGCTGAACACGTTGGAGATGATCAACTCGTTGGCCTTACGGATGAACCCAGGGTTGGTCCCAGCAGCGGCCTCGGCGTCAATAGCCAGCTCCTCCTGCTTAATGACGCTCAACCGTGCAGCCTCCCCCACGTCACCCTTCGCCAGCGCAGCAGAGATAGCGGAGTCGTACTCCTGGGACTTCTGCTTCACCTCGGCACTTTCCATGGCAACATCGACGCGACGAGCGAACTCGGCATCGGCTGCTTCCTTGTCCATGCCCTGCTTCATCAGCTCCTCAGGACTCAATCCACGGAGAGCCGTGAGACCTTCCTGGCGTTGCCGCAGCATCGAACCGGTGAGCGAGGAGAATGCCTCGTCCATCGTCGCAGCCGGAGCCAGCAGCCGTTCCAGCTTCTCTTGCTGTTGGCCCAGCAGGACCAACTTCTCGGGATCACTGGTGCTCTGGGTTTCCTTGATGACCTTGGATAGCTCGACACGCAGTTGATCCACGGCGATCTGAGTTGAGCGGTTGAAGCTCCCCCACTCGGCCTGGGTCATCTTCGTGGTACGGAGCTGATCGACAATGTCCTCGACTTGGGTGTAATGCAGGTCGCGGAGGTCTTCCGCAAGAGACTCTGCAAACTTGGTGACCTCCTCCATGTTCCTGGGAACGAATGGAATCTGGTTGTCCAGCTCAGGCGTATTGAGCTGATCCAGAGTGCGGTTGAAGATCATCTCCCCTTCGCGGGCAGGAGTCTCGATGTCCTTGCCGGGAGACATGCGGATCACGTCAGTCCCAGGCTGGGGTTCATCAAGGTTGATTGAGGGCAGATGGATCGGCTCGGCCCCGGCTTCCGGTTGGACTTTCGGGGCTTCGCCTGGGGTGGATTCATCGAGCTTGATCGAGGGCAGGTGAATCGGCGCATTAGCGGGCGCCTCTGCCTCGAACGCCCGGCCACGCCACTTGGCAGCTAGTGAGTCTGAAACAGCAGAGAGTACAGTACCCCCAACCAGACCAACCCCTGCACCCACGGCAGCACTGCCCAGAACAGACGTTCCATCAATCTCCTCCTTACGACCTGCAGTTACTTCAACGCTCTGGCGGATCGTGTTATCCACGGCCCCGTACATCGCGCCTTCAACGCCAGCCACTGTGCCGGTCTTTAGGCCAGACTTGAGGAGTTCGCGAACGCCCGCCTTGGTGGCTTGTTTGGCAGCCTCCTTACCACCCAGGCCAATACCCAGGGTTCCCAATCCGACGTAGGTGGTCGGGTCAGCCAGGACACCCTTGAAGAACCGACCAGCCCCCGCCCAGGAGGCGTTGACGTGATCGTAGGTGTCCATCATGTGAAGGAAGGCTTCCTTCTCGAACTGCTCCGCGTTGTGGATCTGAGCAGCATCGACAGCCATCGCAGGTAAGTTGTAATTGAACCACGCCATCATGTCGAGACCCCAGTCGGACAGCTCTTGATCGCTGCCCTGGAACTCCCGGCCCTCGTTCATTTGGTACATGACTCGTGCTGCGGTAAGCCAGTCCTGATCGCCCGTCAAAGCCTCAGGCTCGATGTCCTCACCCACAGGACCATACTGGTGATCCGTGGGTGCAGGAGCAGCTTCATCCTTCGATGCGGGCTGCGAGAGATACATCAGGGTTTCATTGAGCTGATCCCCATTGAGGTCATCAGGTAGCTCGTAGCGAGCGCCATTGATCTCGTAAACGGCCATTCAATTCCTCACTCTACTCGGCGCACCTCCACGCCGTTCGGTAGACGGAACGAGCCAGCCGAGCCTTCCGGCGCAGCCTTCTGTGGGGACGGTGCAGGTTTGTTGGTTGCTTGGGGTTGCGATTGACCCATGCGGTTTTGCAGGGTTTGGAGACGCATATCGGCGGCTTGGCGGGCGCGATCCAGTAGTTCCAGCTTGGCGCGGCCACGGGGTAGCTCGCCCTTCTCCTCGATGTAGGCGTTAACCTCGTAGCCCAGGGTGTTGAAGAACGTCGAGCGGACGGCCCCTTGGGCGTTAACCCCCTGGATTTGCAGGACTTGGCCTTGCGGCGACTGAGCGAATACCTTGAGGTCGTCTCCCAAGTTGGAGTCGAAGTAGGTAGTCACGTCCTTATCGCGCAGCATATTCACCCCTCCCATCAGGGTCGGGATGTCATCGATCAGCTTCTGCTTGTCGTTGGGGTTGAGGTCGTTGCGAGCCATGATGTGGTCACGCAGCTTGTCCTCGGTCACGTCACCGTCCTGGCGGAAGTCGTACAGGAACTCAGGGTCAGCCTCGAATGCCTGGGTGAACGAGCCAGTGGTTCCGGCCTGGAGCAACTTCGACCGCACCGAGGCAGCGTTGCGGGTGCTGTAAGTCGAATCCAAGGTGGGCTGGGAGTTCAGCCGTAGGGCGTACTCGTACAGCTCCGGGGTCTTGTAGTAATCAGCCGGGTTCACGGCGTCACCACTGACCAGACGTTGCAGTATCGCCGCCTTACCCGAGCGGATGCTCTGAGACCGCTGGAACTCAGCAATCTCCTTGGCCCTCACGAACTCGGAGTACTTCGCAGCCTCGATCTGCTGACCTACCTTGGCCAGCTCAGCCTTGGATTCGGCGTTCAGGAACCGGGGCGGGATCGAGTCGAGCAGCTTGGTGTTGCTATCGGCCACGGCCTGGGCGACCACGGAGTCCACGACGATCTTGTTGCGTTCGACGTTGTTGAGCGACGACGACTGTTTCCACTCCGCGTCCAGCGCCATGAGGTCGCCTTTGTTTTTCAGGGTGTTCACCACCGCGTCCGAGAAGGAGTTCTTCTGGAGTTCCTGGTGGTACTGAGCAGTCTCCCGCATCCAAGTGGTCTCGAACTCGTTCAGAGTCCGGTCTACTTGGTCTAGGAAGCCATTACCGTAGAAGTCCTGGCCACCGGTTTTCTCGAAGGCTTGCTTGCGGACGCCGTCGAGGAACTGCTTGCGATTGGCTGTATTCAGGCGCAATTCGTCGTTTTGCAGAACGTCTTGCACCTGATCGAGCGCCCACTGCTTGGCCTCCTGCTCCCCTGTAGCCTGGGCGATACGGGCTGCCACGGTGGGGACCAGCTCTGGGAACTGTTCCTGCACCTGGGTGGAGCTGACAGCCCCGGACTCCTTGTCCTTCATGAACTGCTCGGTATAGAACCGCAGCTTCTGCATCTGCTCCTTTTCCATGTCCTTGGTGGTCGCCGCTGCGTACCGCTCCAGGGAAGGGTTCAAGGACGACAGAGCGTCAGCAAGCTGGCCCAGGCGATTATCCTGGGCGATTGCTTGAGGTCTAACGTAGGTTTCGACCCGAGCCGCAGCCGGGGCCAGACCTACTCGGGCGGATGTAGCCCGCTGGGTTTCCGCACGGCCCCTCTTTTGGCGGACAGAGGGGCGCGAGGAGGACGAGGGCCGCAGCCCCGGTACGTTGTCCATGGGTTACCTCTTAGGTCGTCTTGGGTGTGGTGGTGGTAGTGGTGGTCTTCTTACCGAAGAAATCACCAACCGGGTCTTTGCCGGTTCTGGTGGCGTAGTTGGCGTAAGCCCCAGCAGCACTCGAACCGATCTGCAAAGCAGTAGCCCAACCGCTTGGGCGGATACCTGCGGTAGTGGCGTTCATCTGGCCCATGGCCTGATTGCGGGCACCAGACATCTCGGCGTTGAGCTGGTCGACCGACCAATCACGGTTCTGCTCGATGGCGCTGATGTCGCGGGAGGCAGTGGCCCCGATGTCAGCCAGGATGGACTGCACTGAGAAGCCGGACACTCCGGCCTCACCGGCTGCGGCATATGCCGAGGAGACTTGCCTTACCGACTCGCGGCGGCGTTCCTCGACCTGCTGGGCAGCACTTTCTGCCTCTTGCTGCTGGCGGTTCTGGACGGCGATGTAGCTGTCACGCAGGGCAGCGTGGGCATTCCGCTGGTTCTGCTCGTGTTGCTTGGTCTGAACCTTGGCTGCAACTTCAGCCTGTTGGTGACCAGCTACGGCAGACAGCGCACCCACCACAGCCATCGCTATGGAAACGGGTTCACACATTAGCGACTCTCCAGGGGAATCAGTTTGGCGAACTCATAGAACCGGTGGCCGTTGTGATCGAACTCACGAAGGAACGTGAATCCGGCCCACTTGAGCCACCGGATATGAACTTGGTTTTCCGCATGTACGGCATTGGCCAATACGCGGTAGTGCTCGCGAATGCGCGAAAGATATGGGCGGGTCTCGCGCAGGATCTGAACCCAGTGATCCTTGATGGCGTCGGTGGCCATCATCCAGACGTAGCCCAGGTAGGGTTCATCGGATGGGCAGGTGCCCCACATGATGTGAGGCTTGTCCTGCGCATCGACCGCGACGTAACAAGGATCAGGCGAGTTGACTCCAACCAGCAGGGCTTCCAGGGGTTCGGATCGCCCTACTGCTTGGAGTTCTCGAAGGTCAGCTTGGCGAAGACGTGGCGCCATATCGACGGCATCCTCAATGGTTGCTCGTCGAGTTGTAAGCATCACAATCTCCTTGAACGAATGACGTAAAACGCCTCCCACTCGGCGCTCAGAAAGAAGCATGGGAGGTAGCTGTCGTTGATCAGTTCGATTTCGACCTGATCGTTCTTGGCCATCACAGGGAAGCTGAACTTGCCTTCCTCAATGGCAGCTTGGCCCAGGATGTTCCGACCGGAGCCGACCACACGACCCGAGAAGATGTACCGATAGGTGTCTCTTCGGAACGGGGTGACCTCAGCCCGGAAGTACCCGGCGTTGTTGTAGAGCACAGACATCTTGCGGAGCTGGATACGGCCCTCACCCACCGTCAACTGCCCGCCACCGACAGCCTCCTCCTTGATGACCAGGGTGGAGAACCGGTAGCGGAACGTGTACGGCTTGCCGATGTAGAACGGCTGTGATCGCCAGTCGCCCTTGAAGCTCAGCACCGAGGACGTCCCGGTGTTGTCCAGGGTGTAATTGCTGAACACAACGCCAGGAACTCGTGTGCCTCCAGGCGCGGTCACCAGTTGCACCAACTCACCAGCTTGGAGCTTGTATGGCAGGGTGATCTTTGTGATGTCATCGGCTTCCAGGGCCGGATCGATATCCACGAAGGCGACTGAGCAGCGGGCCTGGTTGACCATGCTGTCGAGGTGGACGGCTACGTCCCAGTTACTCTCAATTGCACCGGGTTCGAGGTTCATCACCTCAAGGTGTAACCCATCGCCTCGCCGAATCACGAAGTACAGGCGCGACTCAATGAAGTCGCAATTGAGGATCTTGTCGCCAGCCGGGAAATCCCACCGAGACCACGACGATTGCAGCTTCTCACCATTGCTCCAGTAGTACTTGTAAACCCAAGCGCTGTTCTGCTTCTGGTCCGACAGCACCACCACACAGTCCTCGTTGGAGCTGGCAGCGATCTTGTAGACCCCACCTGGGATGTACTTGGGCACATGCCCGGTTACATCCGCAGCGTCCTCAGACTCGGTCTCACCATCCACGAAGTACTCCCGAATTCCGGTGTAAGTACCCCGGTTGACGGCAAAGTAAATGTACCTACCAGCACCCACAGGCTTGGCCCGCAGTGAGCATTCGTACTCAGTGGTTTGGTTCACCGAGACGGTGTCCGGGGTGAGCACATCGGCATCCCCGAGTTGGAACTGCGTCTTGTCGCTGAACAGCAGCATAGTCTCGTTAAACGGCACCGCGTGGCGCAGGATGGAAACCTTGACGTGCGATACGCCGATGTCGATTGGATCGGTGTCCAGGGTGGATGTGGCCGTGCCACGGAAGAAGCTGAAATACTCACCAGAGCGGGAGAAGACGATGTTCTCGTCGCTGATGAAACCCAGCCGGTTGCGGTGGAAGAAGATGTCGTTCAGCGGGCGACCTACGAAGGATGGCAACGGGTTGCTATCGAGGTCACCTACCTTGCGCACGTCCCAGTCGGCGCGCTTGAAGGTGAACGTACCGTCAGCGTTTCGGACCAGCACATGGGGCATGGACGCCGGATCAAGGCCAGCCTCCTCGCCTCCCTTCACGGTCTCTTTCCAGACACCAGAAGTGGTCCCAGTACCGCTCGTATCGTATGCAACGAAGTAGTTGTCGAACGATGAGGATTGATCCCCAACGATCTCTACCGCGAACCCAGCAACAGCGCGGGCCGGAAGGTCCGAAAACCGTTGAGCCTTCTGGGCGATGACCTCCAGGCCGTTGTCGCCAATGGAGTCGTCGGAGCTGATGCTGAACGCGACGCCATCGTTGCGCTTGATGTGGAGCGTCGAGCCGTATCGCACGACTGTCCAACCCGCGCCTAACGCGGAAGTAATCCCGGCGGCGAGTTGGGTAGCGATGTAATCAGTCGTCACTTGGTTGACGTGTGTCGCCTGGGAACCATCAGGCGCTGAGTAGCTAGCAGTCTTCCCGTCCACGGTGAGGTAGTACTTGGCACCGTAGGAACCCTGCTTGATCCAGGCCAGGGCCTCATAAGGACGGCTCGGGGTGAGCGTGGCTGATGCGTTGGTGGAGACCTTGGTGTTCAGCACGAAGGTGTAATCCGCAACGGTCACGCAGCGAAACTCCTCAGCCGGAGTGGCGGATGTCAGGTAGGTCTTCCCATTGGGAAAGCTTACCGTCTTCTCTACCCCGTTCAGATCGAACACCCGGAGGTTGCCGTTCTGGATGATGACGATGTACTGCTCGATTGCATCGCGGTTGATGGTGTGGATGTAAAGGCTACCGGTGACGGCTGGCAGCTTGGCTAGATGGCGAGTACCGGGGCGCTTCCGCAACCCTTCGACCACAGAGGAGTGGGCGTTGATCTGCTCCTGGCACTGAGAGGCCAGACGCATTGCATAGGGCTGCTGACTCACCCCATTCACCAAGTTCGGAATGGTCGTGGAGATCAGAGTCATGGTTAGCGGTCCAGTACCCGGAAGACCGAGTAGTTGTCGGAGAGGATGTTGTAATCAGCGGTGTCTGCTTCCATCTCCTTGAGGGTCACCAAGGCGCGGGTCTCGTCGATGGTGGAGAACCTCGACAGTTCGATAGAACCCAGGACACGCTCTTGGAAGATGCGGGCAGCACGCACGGTGATGTACTGGCGGGCGGCTTCCGGTAGCTCCTCAAAGGGAAGCTGGGTAACCACGTCCACCCTCACCGGCTTGTTGATCTGGTAGGTGTGGTTGCGGCGGTCGTACAGGCGTTTGCCACGGACCACCACATCAATCTGGTCGTCGGGGATGACGGTGTCGCACCGCAAAACCCCATTCGGTAATTCACACTCCCCCGCCTCGTTCGGAGTCAGCGGGTAGCCCTTATCGGTGTTCCAGTGCCAGCCCCTGGCCTGGACCTCCCGGTCAACCGTGACGAGGATTTGGCGGGCCATTACGGCATCGACTACGCCACTATCCTCAACGGTGCTGACCGGGGCTTCACCGATGGTGGATAGCATCGTGTTGATGGCATCCAGCTCAGTGGTTGGAGAAATCATGGAACCCCCAAAAGAAAAAAATAGGAGAGCCAAAAATTGGCCCTCCTATACACTGGTGGATAGTTGCTTACGCAGTTGCGCTCGACAGTTCCACTGCAGCCTCAGGGCGCAGAACGCCATGACCGACCGCATACTTGGCAACCATCAGGGTGCCTTGACGTGCGATCTGGTACTCGGACTCCATGCCCAGGTCCAGCAGCTTCACGGTGCCGACCGCAGACGGGTGCATCACCAGACCAACAGTCTTGGAGAAGTCACCGGCATATTTGTCGCCAGTGCCCGCTTCCAGGGAACCTGCAGCCACAGTGGTCTGCGGCAGGTTGTTGGTCTTGACGATGGTGATACCGGCTACCCGAATCACGTTACCGCCAGCGTAAGAACCTTCACCGCCCCAATCGCGGTTCAGAACCTTGGTGGACTTAGCCAGCGCATAGAACTGAGCCGGGCGAACGAACAGGTAACGCTCGTCAGCCGGTACATCTTTCTCGTCCAGAATGCGGGCAGCCTCGAACATCGCATCAGCGATGGCATCACCGTTGGTGGCGTTGACGTTGAAGACTTGGGTGCCGCCGAATTGATCGGGGTCGTTGATGGTCTTCGCAGTGCGGGACGCCAACACACCGGTTTGCAGGATGTGCTTGTCCATGGTGTTCGCCAGCTTTGCACCCATCTCGCGGGTGTAAACAGAGCGAACGTCGTAGTGGTTCCTCGCCTCGTCGATGTTGGCGATGAAGGTCGGAGCAATGAGCAGATCATCGATGGTGATGATCTTCTCGGCGTGCTTCAGGGTGCCGCCAAGAATCTCGTTGCCCGGAGTGTGGTAGTAGGCGCTAGCGCGGCCCATTACCGGGAATTGAGCAGACTTGCCGTTGGCGATGGTTCGCACTTGGTGCTTACCCATCATCACGTTGGTCTTCTCGAAACTGGTCAGAACTTCACCAGCGAATACTTTCAGGAACAGAGCATCAGCAGCGCCGCTGCCGTTGATCTGACCAAGACGCGAAACGATAGCGTCAGCCATTTGTTACCTCGTGAACGGATTGATGAGAGTGGTTGCTCCCAGCAGCCATCCACGCGCTGCGCACAAGGTTGTCCTCCCAGCTCCACCCGCAGGTGGGCCAGTTGGGCCTAGGCTCGTGCATGAAATGCTTTGGGTGCTAAGTCACCGGCTTTGCTGCCAGTGCGACTTGGCTCATTCGTTCGTGAGGTGTGAGAAAATCATGCGGCTAGCTATCTAAAGCCACCGAGGAGAACTTCTTGAAGATCAACAAAATTGATATAGCCCGCCGCCAACTTGAAATGGCGATGCAGATCCATATGAGCAATGGGGACCTAATTTGTGCGATTACGCTGGCGGGAGCGGCAGAAGAGATTTTCAGGAAACTCGTCGGCAAGAGCGGAGGCCAAAGCACAGTAGACTTCATGAAAAAGCTTCATGATTTGGCAGGAAAACCCAAGAAAATCAACGAACTCATCAACGCGGTTAACAAGGTCAAGAATTCCCTCAAACACGCCGATAATGACGCTCATGAAGAAATCGAATTTGATGAGATAGCAGAGTCTCGGGTTCTGATAATCGATGCTTTGGTCAACTATATGAAACTAGATATTGCAAACGCCTTCCCTCTAATGGAATCGTTTTTCCCTTACATCAGCGACACCGATACAGCGGGTTAAAAAAACTGGGAGTGGGTATTCCACCCCCAGCAATACCAACCAACAGGAGAGGTGAACAGTGCTCTGTTCTCCATAACTGTGTGGTAATTACCGAAGGCAGAACTTCTCCCACTTCAAGTTATGGGCGAAGACCTCCTGCTTGGTCGTCGGGGTGTCGTCTTCATGCCAACTGATGGGCTTTGCCCAAGCACACTCATCGACTGGTGCGCTGGTATTTGCGCATCCGCTCAAGGTCAGCGTCAGACAAGCCACCGCGAGCCACTTGAAGATCAATCTCATGGGCTTCTCCACGGCGTTGTTGCTCGGCTTCCAGCGATTCCAGGCGAGCCTTGCGCTCACCTTCCTGGCGCAACTTGTCGTCACGCAGGAGGGCGAGCACCAGGGTTGCTACCTCAAGGATCTGCCGGAGCGCCTTGAGGAAGGCACTCACAGCGTTTCGCCGGGGAGCGTCTTGGCTTTGCGAGTTACCACACCAGCCGCGACTTCGACGACCTTGTACACCTTGCCGACGATCTCATCGTCCTTGGGTGTAGGGGTCAGGTTGACGACAGCCAGGGCCAGGGCGTGGGCACCAGCGATCACCGCCAGAATGCCCTCCCAGTTGTTCAGGATGGTATCGATCATGGTTCACCTCAGAAGATGTTGGAACGGGCGAGCTTGGCTTCAACCTCACGACGGTAGGCCGGGTCACGCTCGTAACGAGGGTCTTGCATTGCAGCGGTCAGTTGAGCCAGCGACTCGTAGCCACCAGCACCACCACCGTTCTGGCTGTTGACCAGCTTCGGATCGGAGCCGGAGGCTTTCTGGTAGCGGTACGCAAGGGACATCACGGCACTACGCACGGTGTCCATGTCGCCGCTTTCAACCGCGAGGTTGTAACGGCTCAGGTCGTCCTTGCTCAGGTTCGCCACAGCCCACTGAGCCATGGCCTGGAAGGCTTGCTCACCACCGACTTCTTGGTAGATGGAATCGCGGGCACGTTCAGCTTCGGCCTCAACACCAGCGATGTACTGGTCAACGTAGGCACGGGGAATACCGGCCTTCTCCAGTTGGGAGTAATGGTCGTCTGACAGACCACCGTTGGCCTCGTAGTAGCTGGACATATCCTCGATGTCGAAGCCGTTCTTCTCGGCCAACTCATCGAGCTTCTCGGGGGTCAGGTCGCCAACATCAGGCTTGGCCGGTTCTTGCGGCTTCTGGCCGAGCTTGCGTTCCAACTCCTGATACGCCTTAGCCAGATCATCGACCGACTGGAACTTGCCCAGCAGAGGCTCCTGGGTTTTCGGAGCATCGTTGCCCAGGTTGGCCAGCTCGGCATTCTTGTGGTCGACTGCAGCGATCATCGCCGCATCGTGACCTTGCGGGGCTGCGGGATTCAGGTCACCGCCAGTGTTCAGGACTTCTGCCATTGGGTTCTCCTCTTAGTGGTAAATCACGACAAGACCGCTGGGTAGCTCCTGCTTCGCAGGGCCAGCCTTCGGGGTCTCTTGGGTTTGCTTGGGGGTTTCAGCCGTAGAAACAGAAGGGGCCGCCTTGCGGCGACCCCCTTTGGTTTCCTGGCTGGTGACTTTCGGTTGAGCTTCGTCAGCCATTCTTCACACCTGCCTTCACTACTTCGGTTGCCATTCCCATACCGCCCTGGGCCAGCATCTGACCGAGCTGATCCATCTGGGCTTGTTGGGCTTGCTGTTGTTCCATCGTTTGGACCTCCTCCTCGCTACGCACCAGACCCTTCATGTCCAGGCCAAGCGCAGTACCACGGCGGGTCATGTAGTCCCCGACGTTGAGGTAACGAGCGACCACCTCAGGACCGAACGTTTGGTTTACGCCCTGGATGAAGGCGTCGAGTTTGTTCAGGTCGTGCCCACGGCCAAGGGCTTCCAGGCCGGTGGTGATGGTGGGTCGGACGGTGTCCTTCGGGAGCGACGGGATCTTCTTGCGCTTCTCCAGTTGCAGGATCAGGCGCTGCACCAGGGGGAACTGGAATTCCTGGGAAAGGATCGAGTAGACCCCGCCCAGGGCATCCTCCAGCTCACCGGCCATGTACCGAATTTCCTCTGCGGTAACCCGCTCACCACCACGCTGAACGGCAGTGTTCAGCAGGAAGGCAAAGGACAGCCGCTGGCTGATCGATTCGATGGTCTCGAACGCTATGCGGAAGTCAGCGAACTTCTCGACCTGTAGAACAGATACGTCCTGGGCGTTACCGGTACGGACAGCCCCGTTCGGGGACTCGGTCAGGGTGCGCTGCTCGGTGGTGCCGTTGGGGTTCACGAGGAACAACACCTTGGCGGCAGCAGCAGACCCCTCGACGATGGCTTGGGTCAGAGCCTCCAGGGACCGGAGGTCGCCGTAGTACTCCTCGACATACCCACGACCGTAGTCTTCACCGTCGATCTTGGTGAAACGCAAGGCCAACCACGGTGACTTATCCAGGGGATAGGTGCCCTCGGTGCCAGGGACGATCTGCCCTTTGACCTCTTGGTAGATGCGCCATTGGTTACCGTCGCGGTAGATCCGGGTGTACAGCTCCAGGGTCTTTTCCTTGGTCATCTGCGGGGCGTCCTTGAGCTTGCTCAGGAACTCCCCAGGCAGTGCCTCGGGCGACACCGTGTCTTGTACGATGATCTCCAGCACGCTCCCCATGGGGTCACGGCGGACCACATAGCGATCCAGGCGGTACACCTTCATGCCACCTTCGGGGGCCAGGTAGAGCAGCACGTTGCCAGCAACCAGTAGTTGCTTGAGACCTTCGCCGGTCGACACCCGGATCGCCTGGGCCTCGATGTCGTACATCACTGCACGTTCAATCTTGCCCAGGGCCTCCTCCACCTCAGCCCTCATGCCCTCTTGCTGGGTCATCTGCTCCAACGTGTAGTCGTCCACCGTAAGCCGGAAGAACGGGCTGTTCGGTGGCATCAACGCCAGGAGTAGTTTCGACGCAAGGTTGTTGACGCCGCGAGCGCCCAGCCCCTGGAACGGGGTCGGTAGCTTGGATTGCGCGGAGTGGTTGGCAGGAGGAAGGAGCGACGGGATGGTGAGTTTTGCAGCTTCTCGTGCGCGTTGCAGGAAAGGCTCACGGAAGCTGATGAGCGCGTTGTAGCGCCCTCCAGCCGTTTGTTCCATATGCCTCCTCGGTTAACCCACAGGGATGTTCAGGCCGCTGCCGGTGTTGGCTCCACCTGCTTGGTTCAGGTCGATACGCAAGCCATTGCGGCGGTTGCGTTTGCGGGTGTTCAGCTCCTCAGGAGTGCTCACCCCTTCTGCGTTTTGCTCAGGCTTCGGGGCTTCCTGAGCTGGCGGCGCCTGTTCGACGACCTTGGGTTTGTCGGCTTTCAAACCGAATGCACCCCCAACAGTCTTCGAGACCGCCTTCTTGATTGACTTGGTGACGGACTTAACCGCCTTCTTGATTCCACCCACGGGTGTTACACCTCATCACAGTCATGGTTTCAGTCAGGCCATGCCGGGCATAAAGCCGTCGGATGGCCGCTTTGTTGCTGGCTGCGCGGGTGCCGAACTCACAGCCCCTTGCCCCGTGGAGAAGCGCGAACGCCTTCATCGTCTGGAACACCTCGGACAGCCGGGTACTCCCAGCCCCTACTCGAAGCAGATACTCCTCGGTGAGCACGAAGCCACGGGCGTACCACTCGGAGGCTTTCGAGTAGCCGATCAGGTAGTCGGAGTTGATGAGGACGATGTGGTGGTCTCGGAGGGAGACCTCGGCAGCTTCATCTGCTGACAGAAGCCACTGGCCGTAGTCGGCCTTGTGGATGTCGAAGTAGAGCTTCATGGCCTCCCGAACGGTTGGCTCAATCTGCTCACGGGTCAAAGGGGTTGGGGTTCCAGCATCCAGGCGCAGATACTGGGGAATGAACACGGCTACATCAGACTGTGTAGCCGCCGTACTTCCGCTCCTCGGCGTTGCGGTCGAGGTCGATTCGCAGCTTGTTTCGCAACGGAGTTTTCTTGGTGGCGTTGGTGTCCTCGTTCTCAGGGACTCCCTGCTCGTCAGCGGCGGACTTTTCCGGTGCGGGTGGAGCTGCTGCGGGAGTGCTGGACTTCATCTTTGGGCTTTTAGCGAAGCACATTGGTGTCCCTCAACACGTTGTTTTGCTGTTGCTCATACACGCGACGGAGCAACCGGAGAACCCGGCGCTCACCTACGCGCATCCAGATTTCACGCTCGGACCACTCTGGCTCTGGACAGCGTTCAGGGAATCGCTGGTCCAGGGCATCGAGAAGATCCTTTGGAATTACAGGTAATTGATCCATAAGTTATCCCTATGAGTTTTTCCCCGGTCCTCCATTACTGTGTGGTAATTGGCCTACCTGCAGTGTCCCGGATTACAAACCTCTAGTTTTCCGCTTCCACTCTTTCCCAGTCTGATCTTGGACAGTGACAACCTTCGGCTTCCAATTGATGGAGTCTACGGTGTTCCAAACGACATAATCCTTGGAGTCCTTCGCCTGGATTGATTTATTGGAAACCTCACTGACTTTAACGAGGAACCCGTCTCTACCAACGCAGAGCCCCTCCATTGAGCCCTTGTCGCAGACCAACGATACGTCCTGAAGGTGCGCGATTATGCTCCCTAGGTTTGTGACCCGGACGATGTATGCAGGTTGCCAACCGGCTCCAGTAGATGTGGCCGGATTCTGTTTTAGTTTTTCCACGCCCTGATCGTATTCGTCGTGCTTTCTTATGGAGATCTTTAGTTTCACTTCGTCCTTGCGAACAGTGTGTATGTACTTACCTACATTGATTAGTAGAGCTGCTGTACCTACCACTGCGCCGTACAGCGCCAGAGCGTTTTCCTGTGCCCATCTCCATAACTCTTCCATAATCACCACCCTCAGTTAGATGTGCGCGATGCTAGCGTGGACGTTGGCTTATTCCCACCCCCAATCACCCTCCATACCTTTGTGGTTGTAGTCGGTCACACGGCCTTCGAAGAAGTTCTTCTGGTTGTCGCCGGAGACGATGTGGTCGACCCATGGCAAGGGGTTCTTATCGATCCCCCAGTTCGGCTTGAGGCCGAGTTGAACCAGACGGCGATCCGCGATGAAGCGGATGTACTGTTTGACCTCCTCCGGGGTCAGCGCCTTGGGTCCGCCCAGGGCGAACGACAGGTCGATGAAGCGATCCTCCAGGGCGGCACCCTGGCGGAACATTTCGTAGATCGCCTTCTTGAACGCATCGTTGACGATCTCTGGGTTTTCCTCGCAGTGACGCCGGAACAAGGCAGCCATGATCTCGACATGCTTGGTCTCGTCGCGGATTGACCATTCGACGATCTCGCACATTCCCAGCATCTTGGAGCCAGCCTCAGGACGCTGGTAATTGAGCAGTTGGACGAAGGCCGAGAACAGGCTCATACCCTCGTTCATCACGGTCCTGGCGAGGTTCAACCCCATCTGCATCGGGCCTGGAACGACGGCGAAGTTCTGCATGAACTCAGCCTTGTCGGCCATTTCCTCGTACTCAAGGAACGCCCGGTATTCGCTCTCGGGCAAACCCAGGGTGTCGTTCAACAGCGCATAGGCGCGCATGTGGGTCGACTCTCGGTTGGCGATGGAGAGCAGCGCCATGCGTGCTTCGTTGTTCTTGAAGTACGGCAGGAAGACATCAACGTAGGAACCTCCTACGATCTGGTCCGACTGAGTGAACAGCCGGAGGATCTGGGTGATGTGGTTCTTCTCGACCGGGGTAATGGTCCCGTCCTTCCACTGGTTCACGTCACGCTGGAGCGAAGCCTCCCACTCACCCCAGAACAGGGATTCGTGGTCGATGGCGTGATTGACGAACTCGGGGTAAAGGAAGGGTTTGTAGGTTTGGCTGTAGGTGGTCAGCCTTGGCAAGCTAGGCATTCATCCTCCGCGTTGTAATCTTTGAGCGCCCTGCGCTCGATCTTCTGGCTGACCTTGTCGCCACTGAAACCCGCATCAGTGCGTAGGTAGTACACGCCCTTGAGTCCCCGCTGGTACGCCATGAGGTGAACCTCGTTGACATAGCGGCGCTCGGAACCGAACGGGAAGTACAGGTTCAGGCTTTGGCCCTGGCAGATGTGCTCCTGGCGATCCGCAGCAAGGTCGACGACCCACCGCATATCCAGCTCGAAGGCGGTCTTGAAGACCTCCTTGTCGTATTCATCCAAGAATTCCAGGTGCTGTACCGACCCCTTGTGCAGGATGATCGACTGCCAGACCTCATCGGTGTTTTGGCCCAGCGCCTCAAGGACGGCCTCAAGGTGCGGGTTCTTGACCAGATGGGAGCCGGCACGGGTGCGCTGGGTAAAGGCGTTCGAACGTAGTGGCTCAATCGACGGGCTTGTCCCGCAGATCAACCCGCTGTTCGCGTTGGGAGCGATGGCCAGCAGGTGGCTGTTCCGGCGACCGGTGCCCACCATGTCGGGTGCCTCACCCCGCTCCAATGCCAACTCTTGGCTTGCCGCAATGGCGTCTGCCTGGATCTTGGCGAAGATGCGGCGGTTCATAGCCTTTGCGATCACCGACTCCCACGGCACACGCTTGCTTTGCAGCAGGGAGTGGAAGCCCATAGCGCCCAGGCCAATGGCGCGCTCACGCATGGCCGAGAAGACGGCGCGGCTCATCACATCCGGTGCGTTCTCGATGAAGAAGTCCAAGACGTTATCGAGGAAGCGAACCCAGCGATGCACGAAACGTGAGTCTTTACTCCACTCGTCATGCTTCTCAAGGTTGATCGACGAGAGGCAGCACACCGCCGTGCGCTCAGCGTTGGTCGCGAGGTGGATCTCGTTGCACAGGTTAGAGCCGTGAATGCTCAGTCCCAGGGCACGCTGGGTCTCGGGCAGTCCACGGTTCGCGGTGTCGATAAAGTTGAGGTACGGCTCGCCGGTACGGAAGCGCACTTCGAGGATCGACTGCCACAGCTCGCGAGCATCCATGGTTTCAACCACGGCACCCGAGTGAGGGCAGCGGAGATCCCAGGAGCCACCCGCGAAGACAGCAGCCATGAAGTCATCGGTGATGTTGATCGCGTGGTGAATGTTGAAGCACTTGCGATTCACATCACCCCCGGTTGGGAGGCGAATGTTCAAGAACTCGCCGACATCTGGATGCGAAATCGACAGGTAAGCCGCGTAGCTTCCCTTCCGAGTTTTGCCCTGGCGGAACCCCTCGACCGCGCTATCAGCGATCTTGATGTGCGGTAGCGGACCGACCGACTTGTCGGACACGGCACGTACCTGATCCCAATGCCCCCCTACTCCACCACCCATCATCGACAACCAAGCCAGCTCGACTTGGTGCTGTACCAGTCCCTCGCGGGTGTCCGGTACGAACGACAGGAAACAACTGATCGGGAGAGCCTTGGGTATTACGCCGGGCATCGGTGCGTTACTGAGGATGGGGCTGGAGTACATGGCCCAGCCACGGGAGACATCGTCGTAGATGTCCTGGGCGAACTGTAGGTCTCCCTTGCAGAACGCCAGCGCAGGACGCGCAAAAGCTTGTTGGAAAGTCTCACCCCCAGAAACATAAAACCCCCGCAGGAGGTCACCTGCGAGGGCTGTTACGCGAGCATCACGCTCATTGTTCAGGGTGAGACCGTGGTAGGTCTCAAGGTGCATCTTTGACAAATACTCCGTCGATCATCTTTCCGGTTCGGTTCTTGATCTGGCCGTAGGCCGAGGCGAGGCATCGACCCAGGGACAGGCCGTGCATACGGGCCTGGATGATGAGGGTCACGACGGTGTCGCCAATGGCATCCTCAATCTCTGCAAGGTTGTTCATGACGATCCCATCGATCAACTCCATGACTTCCTCGTGGGTCTTCTCCCACTGGCTGGCAGGGGTCGCCTTCTGGAAGATTCCCCGATCCTCGGCCCATTTGATCACTGCTGTTTCCAGGCTCTCGATCATGCGGCGTCTTCCTGGGTGAACACGAAGTCACGCACTGCGCGCTCCAGTCGCAGCAGCTTCTTCTCGTACCACTCGGCCTTCTCCAAGTCCTGAATCCCAGCCTTCTTCTGGTAACGCCAGCGGTACTTGAAGGAGTTGCCCCGCAGATAACCGCGCAGTTCCTCGATGGTCATCATCGAGACCATGGCCTCGAAGCACTCAATGTTTACGCCGTCCACGTCCTCAACGAGGGCACCGCGGACTGCGGCAAGAATGGGAGCGACCCTGCCTTTGTAGTGGCCAGGGTGGTTCACCATGTCGATCACGGATTCCATAGCTTCACCTTCTTAGTTTTGAAGTCGTAGTCGGATGCCCTGCAGATGCGGGCCACGCGGGCCTGAACGAGGGCTTCTTGTTCGGAGAGACCGGCCTTGGCGAATGCCTCGACGATCTTTGGCCACGCGCCCTGCACATCGAAGAAGGCGTCGTGCTTGGTCTCGTCCACGAACGGGAGGAGGATCTTGTCGGCCTTCGCCGGGCCGATCCCTGGGCAGCCCTTGTAGCCATCAGTGACGTCGCCGGTCAGGGCTTGCTGCAGGTGGTGGTAGTTGGCTTGGTGCTCAGTCACCTCGAAAACGCCCAGCTCGGTTCTGTGGGTGTGGAAGTGCAGACCTGGGATGGTCTTGAGGTCTTTGTCCTTGGTGACGATGACCTTGCGACCAGTCAGCTTCGGCCATGTGGAGAGGATGCCGAGCACGTCGTCTGCCTCCAGGCCGGGGCGGATGAAAGTCTCGAAGCTCTCCTTGAGCTGTTCCTTGAGCGGCTTGAGGATCATCGGTTTGCGCTGGCCGATCCGGTTCTCCTTGTAGGAAGGGAGTACCGAGTTGCGCCAGTTGGTTTCGTCCGTCAGGGCAACGATGACGCGGTCGGCACCAATGGCATCAGCCACCTCATGCACCCGGTCGACAACCCGCAGACGGCCCTGGTCTTCCCACGCATGGAGAGTCCACAGGCCGTCGCCCCAATGGATCGGTTCCTCCGCACCCGCTGCGATCTCATAGGCGAAGATGTCGCCGTCGATCAACGCGATGGTTTCAGTGGACATCACGACCTCCAGGGAACGGGATGATGTTGTCGCCCTGGACCACCATCGGAGGAAGTACGGTCTGTTTGAGGTCATGCAGAACCAACGCCATTGCGGCTTCGAGCATTTCCTTACTGTCCTCTGCGGCGGTCTTGTCGATAGCAGCGGACAGGCGGATCAGGTCGGTCACACGAGCGGTCACCGGGTCTTCGATGCCGCTCAGATCAAGGTCTAATTCATCCACTGGTGGATTCCTCCAGGCGTGTTAAAGCCGCCCAAGTGATTGGGAACAGCGGTTCGATGATTGAGCCGACCTCATGGGCCAGCCGCTGGATTTCATGCTGCGCGTGTGAGTCGGTACGTTTCAGGTAGAAGTTGGCGAACGCATAGACGTTGCCAGTCCAGATCCAATTGACTTCGCAGCCTTGCGGCAGAACGAAGCGGGCCTGTTCCGGGCAGACACCATCACGGATCATGTCTTCGTACAGACGGATCGCGAACTCACCGGCCATGCGGTACTGCTGCCGCCACTCGTGGCTGCGCGGGTGATCCCCGGCAGAGCCTTGCTTGGCCGAGCCTTCTGGTTTGCTGCGGAACACAGACGGAACGTACAGCTCAGGCGTTGAGCTGATGTACCGGCGAGACTCCTCGTTCTCCACCAGCCCCTGCTTGTGCTTGAAGCATTGGGTGCGGATCGGCACCGGGGCTTGCATTCGCAGGGTCACCGAGGTGTGGGCGAAGGGAGTCCAGTGGTTGTGCTGAGCGAGGTAGCGGATCAACCGGGCGTCTGCATCCTTGAGTACGGGGTAACCACCCAGGTCGTCGTCGATCCAATCCCAATCTGAGGTCTTGTCGAACGACACGCGGGCGGCGTTCACCACGCTCAGGTCGCTGCCCATGTGGTCAACGTACTGCGCTTTCAATTCTCTCCTCCTGTGTATTCCAAAAGAGCGCGGCCCGCAGGGGTCACGCGCCAATGCTTGCTGTAAACCCCATGTCCGGCATGGGTGGTGAGTAGTCCTCGGCTTGCCAGCTCGGCCACACGAAGGGAGTTCTCCCGTGCGTAGTTGCTCTGCACGGTGAACGGCTCGATGTAGGCTCGCTGCAGGACGGTCAGGGTTCTTCGATTCATCAATGGCAGTCGCTCCAATTGCTTCCGGTTTTGGCTTCGCCATCCAGCGGGCAGCGCCAGTTGAAGTCCCGGCCCGCTTGCTGGAATGCCCACACGGCTACCTGGGCAACCTCCTCTGCGATTTCCTTCCTGGCCTGGAGCTGGTACTCGTCATGGACGTGGGCCAACATTGCCCAGTCCTTACCGAACACGTATCCACGAGTGGATAGCTCCCGATACAAGTTGACCGTTGCCTGTTTAACCAACAGGGCACCGGCTGATTGCAAGAGGGTGTTGAGGGCTGCGTGGTCTGACCGGATGTGTAGGTGTCGGCCATCAATCCCGACGAGGTAGCCCCGCTTCTTCACGGCAGACGCAACATCTTCGCGTAGCCGTTTGAGTGCGGGGGTGCGTTTCAGGAAGTTGTCTTTGAGCTTCTTCCCCTCCTTCGCACCCTTACCAACGATCTGCCCGATTTTCTCGTCGCCCGCCCCATACAGATAGGCGTACACGAACGTCTTCGCGTTATCGCGAGTGGGCAAACCGGCTGCCTTCTGGTTCTCCGTGTGGATGTCACCTTCAAGCAGGATCTTGGCGTAGGCTCCCCCGTCATACCGCGCCATGTAGTGCGCCAAGCACCGCAGCTCTAGGCCCGATGCGTCCGCACCTATCTGGACGTAACCAGGGTCAGCACCAAACAGCGCCCGACACTCCTTACCGAACGGGGCGCGGACTGACGGCACCTGGGCAACGTTGGGATGGCTGTGTGTACAACGCCCAGTCACGGCACCGATTGTGTTCACCGAGCCATGGATGCGGCCATGCCGTTCAAGCTTGAGCCAAGCCTGGTTCCCTTCTGCCAACTGCCCGATGCGCTTCTCGACGAGGAACCGGCGGGCCAGTAGCTTGGCCGGTGGGTACGGCAACTTCGAGAGCACCGTCTCGTCCACCTTCGGCTGCCCACTCTCGGTGAACTCCTGGGGTTTCCAGCGGTACAGCTTGGTCAGGCGATCCGCGATCTGTAGGCGGCTGGCTGGGTTGAACTCCTGCAAAGCGATCTTGCAGTACGACACACCAGCCTCTATGCCCTGGGTACGGTTCGGGCGCTTCGGTGTTGCAACCCCGGCGTTCACATACCAGGGGCGGAACGCACCTTTAAGCTGAGCATCGAGCTGTTCCCGCTCGGCCACCAAGGTGGTGTATAGAGCAGCCGCTGCCTGGGTGTTGAAGGCAAAGCCATGGCGCTCTTGCAGACCGATGATGAAGGCGAACCAGTGCTCCAGCTCGACGGCACGCTCGGCCACTTCCTTGGACAGGATCTTCTTCCACAGCGCATCGGTAACCTCGACGTCCTGCTCGCAGTAGGTCTGCATCTCAGGCGTCCAGACCTGCCAGTCGGAGGTCTTACCGAACTCACCCTTGTACACGCCGAGGCGGTGGCCCCAGGCTTCCAAGGAATGGGAGCCTCGCAGCTTCCCTGGCAGCTTGCCCTTGCGGATCAGGCCGGTATCTCGGTCACCGATCTCAGGCCAGATGAGGCGGGTCAACACCAGGGTGTCCCGCAGTCGTTCGATGGGGAGGTTGAACCAGGGATACACCTGCTGGAGGGCGGGCATGTCGAACTTGATGATGTTGTGGCCGACCGCAAGGTCAGCCTCCATCAGCCAAGCCAGCCCTTCTTTTATAGGCGAGTAGCCCGGTTGGTCAGCAAAGGAGCCGCGCTCCCCGGTAGTTGCGTCCTTGATGACAAGGGAATGGACGCGGTCGAGCTGGTGTAGCAGCCCGTTTGTTTCACAGTCGAACTCAAGGGTCTTCATCTGGGCCTCTCATGGGAGTACCTATGCGCAGGTGGATAGTTAGAAATCCGGCTTTTCCTCCCAAGGAAGGTCGATGCCCTCCTGGGTGGTAGCCGGGGTGTCGTGGAAGCCGTAGTCGTCGGCGCCCTGGGCGTGTTCAAACAGGCGACCAGTGTCTTGGTCGTAGCCGAGGCTCAGGGTGTGGCCGGTTGACTGGCCGGTGTAGCGGTCCTTCAAGATGCGGAAGGTGGTGACCTGTCGTTCTTCCTCGTCCTCAGCCTGTTGGTTGCGCTCCAGGCCAAACATGAAGTACGACCAGAAGCCGATGGCGCGGCTGCCCTTGAAGTGGCGGATCATCACCCTGCCCCCTTCCTCGTGAGGCTTGCCCTCAGGGGTGGACAGGTGGCTGACGAAATGGATGATGCAGCCCAGCTCGTTGGCCAAGCCCGCCATCTCCTTCATCAGTTGCTCGATGGATTCCTTCTCGTTCGAGGTGTCGGCCATCGCCGTGAGGTGGTCGAGGTAGATGTGCTTGATGCCGAGACTGACCACCATGAAGCGGATCTTGGACTTCACTGCATCCCACTCGGTCTCGCCCCAGGAGTCGTAGAAGGTGACCTTCCCTTTAAGGTTGGCCACGGATGTCTTCAACTCCTCCGGGGTCCAGCCAGCATCAGGGACGTGGAAGCGGCGACCGGCGATCTTCCCGGCGATGCGCTTGGCTGTCTCTACCGGCTTCTGTTCAAGGAAGATGACGCCGACATGCTCGCCCAGCTCGACCACATCGAAGGCGATCTGCTGGGTCATGAAGTCGGTCTTGCCCACGCCAGTACCAGCGCCGATGGCGTAAAGCTCACCCTCCCGGCGACCGTAGGTCAGCTTGGTCAGGGCCTCGAAGCACCAGGGTTTACCCCATTCGATGGGCTTCTCGACCTCGTCGAGGATGTCGTCGACGGAGACCAGCCCATCGGGCCGGTACTCCTTCGCGTTCCAGATTGCCTGGATTACCTCCTGGCCACGGCCAGCGACAAGCATGTCGTTCGGGTCTTTGAGTGGGAGGCTGGCGATCTTGGCCTTGCCCGGAGGCAGTAGCTCGGCCACCTTGATGGCGGCTTCACGCCCTGGCTCGTCCTGATCGAACATCAGGATCACTTCCTCGAACGTCAGCACCCACTCAAGGTTTTCCTTGATGGAGTTAGCTGCGCCCTGGGCACCATTGGGGATGGACACGACCGGCCACTTGTTCCCCTGGAGCTGACTTACGGTGAGGCAGTCGATTTCACCTTCGGTGATGACCAGCTTCTTACCGCCCTCACCCCACAGGTGCTGGCCGAACAGGGCAACACCTTTGAACTTGCCCCTGGTAGTGAAGGACTTATCAGCGAACCGTACCTTCTGGGCGATCACCTCACCCTCGGTGTTGCGATACGCCGCGACTTGGACGGTCTGTTCTTTGAACTCACCGACGAAGTAGCCGAACTTCTTGCAGGTCTCCTCTGTGATCTTGCGTTTGCTTAGTGCCCGGTATTCACCGAAGGGCACCAGTTCCTTGACTGCTGCCACTTGCTTACCTCTCGGGGCTGGGTCCGACGCCTCCTCGTTGAAGTTCTTCCCGCATGAGAAGCACTTCCCCCAACCTTTGTCGTTGATGGAGTAGGCGTCAGAGGATTGGCCACAGGGACACGGCAAGTGGGTTTGCACCCACTCGCTCATACGGTATCGCCTGTCTCGGTGGTGATCAGGTTGCGGATGTTCTGGGCCACGTTCTTAGCGGCTTGCGCCTCTGCCATCAGGGTGAGGTTGAACTGCTGCAGACGATCAATTTCCTGGGTGTTGTGGTCGACCTTCACGTTGTTGAGGGAGACCAGTTGCTCCAGTTGGTCCAGGGTCCGAGCGAAGGACTTGAGAATTTTCTTGAGCTGTACCATGCGGGCCTCCTTATGCGCGGCGCTTCTGGGCTTTCAGGGAGTAGCGGGCATAGCGCTGGCCGGTCAGGTTGTTGTGTTCCATCACGGACACGATGTCGTAGCCACGTTCCTTGAGGTCAGCGATACGGCGCGGCAAGGCCATCACGCCGAAGTCCATCAACGCACTGCGCTGGGTGATCGAGTGACCAGCGCGGAGGTGGTTGAGGATCAGCTCGCATTGCGGGGACAGAGCACGGATTTGGGTGTGGGTCATGGGTTTCTCCTCACAGTTGTCGTGGGTCTTGAAAAAGAAAACCCCGGCAGCGCTGGGCATACCGGGGTGGGTCTTCCATACCTGTGTGGTAATCAGGTCAGATGTACTTCAAAGCCTGGATATACGGGGCTTCCGGGTACTTCGGCTTCACCTGCTTCTCGAACCAGTCCTTCACGGAGAAGCACGGGCAATCCTTCGGCGGCGCGCCTGTCTTGCGGATCAGGTCGCGGTGTCCACCGATGGTCTTGATCGAGGGGAAGCGCTCAAGCAGGGACAGCACCAGTTCTTCCAGGCCCTTCCACTGCTCGGGGGTGTAGTTGTCTTGAGCTTTGCCGTTAGCGTCGAGGCCACCAGCCAAGCAGATGCCGATGCTGCGCTTGTTCCAGCCGGGACCGCAGTCACCTACGTGAGCACCTGCCTGGGCCAGCGGACGGCAGCGGTGGCCCTTCTCGTCTGACTCAACGGCGCCATTGCGGCGGATTACAAAGTGATAGCCGCAGCCCAGCCAGCCACGGGCGCGGTGCCATTTGTCGATGTCGACGGCACCGATGTCCGCAGTCGCCTTGGTTGCGGCGGTGTGGATGATCAGGGTGTCAATCTCTCGGTTCATTTCTTCTTAACTCGGGCGTTCTCCAGGGCAGCCCAACGCTCCGCGCTATATGACTCAGCGAGCCACGCCTCGGGGATGGACTTGTCGGCGTAAAGGAACCCGTACTTCTCGCACCACATGGCGTATGTGGTCTTGCTGTTCTTGCTGATGCGGGTACGGGAGTTAGAAAAGACGAAGCGCACGTCCAGGCCGGGGTGCTGCTCCTTGATGATCAGGTGTTTTTGGCGGTCTTCGACGACGAATCTGCCCTTGGTCTCGACGATGATTCCATTCGGCAGTATCCAGTCGGGGGTGTACTTGGCTTCGCGGGCGGGTTTGACGTAGCGGATCTGTTCGGTTTCGTACTGAACCTCGATGCCGTGGGCATCCAGTTCTCGGGCGATCTTCTCCTCAAGCCCCGACCGGAAGCCGAGCCGAAGCCCGGCCTCTCGGGGAGCTGCCATCAGAAGTCCTCGTCGTCAGCCGGTGCGGAGCTGCCTTCGTCATCGGAGGCAAAGCCGTTATCTGCTGCTGCATCGTCAGCCTCGAAGCCCTCCTCCTCACCGAAGCCGTAGCTGTCAGCCGAACCGCCTTGACCACCGGCCACCAGTTCGATGATCTGCGCTGCCTTGAGGCGCAGCGAGACACCGGCCCCGATCAGCTTGGTGTAGAACGGCACGATCTCGAACGAGACCTTCACCTTGCTGCCGCCCCAGACACCCTTCACTTCTGCGGGCTTGCCTTTGGCGTCGAACAGCGCTGGCTTCTGGGTGAACTCTTTGCCATCACGGGTCTTGCCGGTGGCTTTCAATTTGAAATTGACCAGCACGTCGCCGGTATCTTCGTCGATCTCGTAAGGCGCATCGGCCTCCTTGATCTTGCCCTTGTTCTCCTGCTGCGCCTTTTCCAGGGCCTTGGCCATCATGTCGTCGATGAAGCTCTGTACATCAGCAACGCGCTTGCCCTTGGAGTCGGTGATCACCGAGTCAGGGGACAGGCGCAGCTTCACCTTGTACTCCCCCTCCGGGTTGAACTTGGTGTCCGGCTCGACGAGGTGGGGGTAGATGGCAACGCCAACCTGGGTAACGTAACGGGGATTGCGGGCTTTCTTTTCGCTCATTCAGTGGTCCTCACAGTTGTCGTGGGTTCAATGCATCGGTGGATAGTTAGTGGCGATAGAAGTCCTCAAGGGCATCAACGTCGTAGCCCTCGCTGGCCAACTCCATTGCCAGATCCAGAGGGATCGGCATGTCCTCACTCCAAAATTCAATTGCTCGTTCAAGTGCGCTCATGAAGTTCTCCTCGTGATCTGGTGGGTGGGCGGTCTTCCATACCTGTGTGGTAATCGCCTCAGGGGTGGAGCCAGCACGGTCTTCCATACCTGTGTGGTAATTGCTGGCTCCTTTACACACTCGCAACCTATGCGATAGTGGATAGTATCAGGCAAAAAAGAACGCGGACTCCAGCACCAAAGCCAAATCCAAGTTGCCTTTCTGGGGTAGCGGATCAAGCTCTGATCCTTCGGGGAGCTGTCGCTCCAGCTCTCGCTTGAAGTCTTCCAGCACATCCTCCTCATACATGATGACGAACTCCTCCCTCAGGAACCGGGCCAGTGCCCAGGCGTTCCCCGCATGTGTACCGTAGCTGTCGTGGATCAGGGAGAACGAACGCATCCCCTCGTTCCAGCAGCGGCGGACAGTGGCCCGCATATGGCTGGCGTCCATCGAGTGGACCCAGTTCGGGCTGATCCCGTTGGCTTGCTTGTTCCGATCCAGCTCAGTGGTCGGGCTGACTGCCACGGTCAGCAGGTGGCGACTGCCCCCAAAGGTCAGGTCGATCCGCTCGGTCAGCATCTTCGGATACGCTTGGAGAACCACCAGATTGTCCGGGGTGTTCCAACGTACCGGCAGCCCCTCCTTCGCGGCCAGACGCGCGGCCTTCTGCAGCCAGTCCATTGCCTGACGGGCAGCGACTACCACCTCACCGACACACTCCCAGATCAGCTTGCCCATGTACTCAGCGGCGGACCAACCAGAGCCTTCCCATGGGAACTCCTTGCCAGCCTTGAGTTTGTACGGCATGACCGTGTCCTCGAACACCTGGGTCTTGAAGCCGAACTCTTTTGCACCGTAAGCCAGCGTCATCACCGGGCGTTTGCACACCTTGCGGTTGATGCCGTGCTTGAGCCAGCCCTGAGCCAGCTTGGCCAGCTCCTCGTCCTGGCCCACGGCGTCCGCCTCAACCCGAAGGATCACGCGGTCAGCCACCTTCTGGTAGATGTCCGCTGGTTTCTCCTGGGGAACGAGGTTCACCGCCTCGCCACCGATGGGGTCACGCAACATGGCCGAGAAGTTTTGCAGCCCGTTGCACGATCCATCCATGGCGATTGGCAAGGTGGACAGGTAGCCGTAGCCCTCACGCTTGAACTCTGCCCACTCGATGCAGAACGCCAGGAACTGAAACGGTTTGTCTGCCTTGGCCCACAGGGTGTGGCTGTACGGATCAGCGGCACACGCCAGGATCTCAGCTTCGCGCTCCTCGACCCACTTCACGCGGGCTTCGAGGGACACCTTGTCGTAGCCGTAGCTGTTCGCACCGTGGATGGCCAGCCAGTGGGCGCCCTCCTCGTCGTTGATCGCCACTGCGTTGGCAAACTCCAGCAGCCCCTTGGCAATGTCGCTGCCCTGAGGGTTCAGGAACATCGGCACGGCATAGGCCCGGCCACGGAAGTCGAACTGGTGGGGGAAGTACAACTCCTCCTCGTGCTCGAACATCTCCGCGATCATCAGCACCTTGGCGAACTGCAGACGCAGCGACTTGAGCTTGGCGTTGGACGCATAGATGTCCGTGGCTTCGCGCTTCCACTCCTTGAACTGGCGGACCTGATCCTCCGACCACTCCTCACGAGGCAGCTCCTGCTCAAGGAACAGGGGCTTCGCTGGAAGCGGCAGATCGTCAGCCGATGGGATACCACCGACGGTCGAGCCGTTGTTCCAAAGGTTGCGGACAACATCCAGCACCCTGGTGTTGATTGCCCAGGCCGTGTGCTGCATGGCGTTGATCGCATCGTAGACCTCGGGCATGTCATGCTCGGCCAGCTCCTCCAAGTAACCCTTCGAGTGGGTCTTGACCAGGGCCAGTCGGCGTACACGCGGGGTCCAGTAACCGCCCTCGAACGGTGAAGTCCAGGGGCGTGGCGGGATGATGGTGGGCAGGTACACCGGGGAGAGAGCTTCGCAGCGGTTGTTCTCCTCGTTGATCCAGGCGATGGTCTCAGGGGTGGCCTCGATGGCTACCTCCTGGCGCTTCACGTCCACGGTGCGGGTGACTTTCTGAATCAGGCCGGTGGTCTCGGTCATGATCTCGATCAGCTTGGAGCCGACCAGCAGGGACTCACGAGCGGTCCACTCCTGCCACGCGATGTTGCGGGACTCCATGTTGTGCAGCATGGTCAACCGCTGACGGCGGTAGCTGCTGCCGTTCACGCGCTTCTCGCGCTTCACCAGCCAGTCGTGGGTTTTCTTGTCAGCCTTGGCGAACTCACGGAAGGCCAGCTCGTCCTCGATCAGGGAAGCCACGCGGCGAGCCAGGGGAACCAGCAGATCACCCTTCGCCACACCGTCGAGCACCACCCGTGCGGTGATCAGGGCTGCGGAATCAGGTTCGATCTGTTTGAGGAGGGGGTATGCGCTGTGCTTACGGCCAGCCTTGCCAGCTTCGCAGCTCTCGATGAACTGGCGGATGCCGTCAGCGATCTTGGCAACTGAGGAGTTCATCAGACGGCGGACGGAGCGGACGCTGGTTTCCTGACCACGCTCCCTGGACTTGGCGATCTCGGACCAGTGACGGTCCACGCCCATGCCCCTCATCTTCTCCTCAAGTTCAACCTGTCGGTCGAACTTCTGTTGCCACTCTTGGTTGTTCTCAATCTCCTGAATCAATTCATTAGTGATGATAGGCATCATCTATAAGTTCTCTCTGATAGTTGGCTTTGAGAAGTCAGGGAGAACACCCCTCCGGGTGCTCCAAGACTGTGTGGTAATTGCCAAGCAGGTGGGTCAGAGAGCCGTGACGACACAAACCACTCGATTCCTGTGTCGAGCGGTCTGAATTAGTTGCGATAGTGGATAGTTACAGGCAAAAGAAAACCCGGAGCGTGCCGGGTTTATTGATTCGCTAACGTATAGTTGGATGCAAGACCTTTTAAGTCCCATGCGTCTACCAGTTTCGCCATTCGGGCGGTAGCGCGGTTAGCCATGGGAGCGTCGGCAGAATCTGATGGCCGATGCCCTGGCTGGTGCAGCAAGAGGGGGAATATATACATCCCTCCCCTGTGAAGCAAGGTAGCTTATGCCCTTTTCAAGACAAAACCTTTCAAATGCTTCGCAAATAAAAAAGCTCCGTAAATCATAGATCTACAGAGCTTTTTAAAAGTGGAGGCCGAAGTCGGAATCGAACCGGCGTAGGTGGATTTGCAATCCACTGCATAACCATTTTGCTATTCGGCCTCAAGACGCTTGATGCGTTACAGCTACATCAACCGCAGTACAAACCTGATCAGGAAACAGAACACTTACTCAGCGCTATCCCCTTGAAAACATTGAGATTTTTTACGTCCCAGTGCGTTCGATGGGCGCAATTATGTACTCATTTGCCTAGGCTGACAACCCCTTGATTTCAAAAAAAATTCGTCCAACGGCCAGCGTTCGCCAGACAAACACATTCGGGTGTCAGGTAGAGGGTGGAAGGCTTTGGGGGCTTGCGTAGCCCAGCGGGAGCAAGCTCCCTCGCCACGGGGAATGTCGCCAATCGTAGAGGCAGTCGCAGCCCAGCACCATTATGGGTAACATACCGGCCTTCCCGCAGCCCTTCTGCGACCTGCCGAATAAGCCTATTCCATGCCTTTCGAACTCAGCGTTGACCTCACTACCCTCGCTATCCTTGTCGTTGTTGCCTTCATTGCCGGTTTTATCGATGCCATCGCCGGGGGCGGTGGACTGCTGACCACGCCAGCGCTGCTGACCGCTGGTTTGCCGCCTCATCTGGTCCTGGGCACCAACAAACTCAGCTCCACCTTCGGCTCGGCGACGGCCAGCTTCACCTTCTACAAGCGCAAGCTGTTCCACCCCAGGCAGTGGACCCACGCTCTCGTCGGCACGCTGGTCGGGGCCCTGACCGGCGCCATCGTCGCCCACTACCTGCCTGCCGAGTGGCTGAACAAGATGTTGCCGGTGATCGTCTTCGCCTGCGGCCTGTATCTGTTGTTTGGCGGCACGCCCAAGGCGCCGCTGGACAGCGATGCACCGATCAAGAAGACGTGGCAGTCGCCCCAGGGTTTCAGCCTGGGTTTCTATGACGGCGTGGCCGGACCGGGTACCGGTGCGTTCTGGACAGTCAGCAGCCTGCTGCTCTACCCCGTCGACCTGGTCAAGGCCAGTGGCGTGGCGCGCAGCATGAATTTCGTCAGCAACATCGCGGCGCTGTCGGTGTTCATCTTCTCCGGACAAGTGGACTGGGTTATCGGCCTGAGCATGGGCCTGTCGGTGATGATCGGCGCGTTCTTCGGCGCTCGCACCGCCATCAGCGGCGGTGCGAAGTTCATCCGACCGGTGTTCATCACCGTGGTGCTGGGCTTGACCGTGCGCCTAGCCTGGCAGCACTGGTTCAGCGTGGCCTAA